AGCCGAGTAGATGTAGCGTCCTTGAAGCCCCATCAGTTAAAGGGGCCGTTGCAGCCCCTTGAACAGCGGATAGTCGGGATAACGTTCGTCCTTGGCTTGCATCGCAAGTCAGGTTTAACCACCGATACCGAAGAACATCGGCAGGGCCTGTGCGGCGGCAATCAGGAAGATACACGCGCCCACAACCATCATAATCTTCTTCTTGACATCCTGTTCCTCGTTGTTCATGGCGATATAGACGCTGATTGCGCCTACGATAGCCACTACACCGGCAATGGCGTAGCAGAGCTTCACCATGATAGGAACGTACTTGGCGATTTCCTCCGTAACGGTCGCCAGCGCCGTCGTTCCGGCGGAATAGTCTCCGGCGGAGTTCTGTGCCATGACAGCCGTCGGGCCGCACAGCATCATCAGCATGAACATCTGCATCTTCTTCTTGGCAGAGGTCAGCTTCTTCATCAGTCTTTTTGCTTTTTGAAACATGATCTTTTATATTTTATTGATTTATTGTTTTCCATACCGTCACTGTGGCGGTACGTCTTCGCATCTTAGGTCTCTATATGCGATAACCGAAAAAGGCGGGGAACACGAAGAATGCGCCGATGGCAAAGAGGCAGGCACCGACAAGCATCATGATGGACTTGGTTATGTCATCTTCGCCCCGGTTCATCTTGATATGAATCTGGAGCGCGGCAATGACAACTAAAACCGAGGCGAGTGCGTAGCACATATACTGGACATACAGCATCATCGTGACCACGAAGTCGTGCATCGTGGCCAGCGCGTCCGCACCCCAACTGTAATTCACGCCGCCGCTTTTGGCAAATGCCGAACATGGGAGGATGGAACATAGCGTACAGAGTATCTTTTTCGTCCTTGACATTTTACAACTTATCTTTGACAGGCTTCCACTTCAACTCAGGACGGTTTTCCAAACATCCTCTGGAAACCATCGCCTTGTACATCTCCTCCGATGTGAAAGGGTCAGACAGGTAGGGGACGGTATCTTCCATCCGTTTCTCTGCCTTCGCTTTCAGACGCTCAAATCGTATCTGGGCGGTTTCTTCTTGTTCCGCATCATCGTCCTGCACCGCAGGCGTGGCGACCGCTTCGACCTCCGTGTCGTACTTCTCGCTTCCGATGCTGAAACCGGTCTCGTTCTCCGAAACACTGACACTCTCTTCCGTGGCATCCACAAGGCCAAGGTCAAAGACCTCCTCGTCCGTCTTGCCATTCTCTTTCTTTCCATAGAGGTCCCGGGCGATATTGACCGCGTAATAGATGACGTACAACACCGTCAGGATAATGGCGAATATAAAGTATGATTTCATATTTTTAAGTATGATATTAAAATTCGATTAAAGTATGATTGCAAAGGAAAGGATTATATTCTATATGCGGAAAAATCTTGATGCTAAACGATAAAATAGCATATAAAATTAGTATGAAAATAGTAAATCATACTCTAATATCATACTTTAAGGGGAAATTTACATCATAACGGGACATAAAAAAAGCCCTCCGGAGAGGAGAGCTTTCTGGCAGAACGGGCGGCGGGTCCTACAACCTCTTCCCGCGCAGGTAATCGTTCAGGTCCTTGTATTCGCCGTAACGGTGCGCTTCGTCACAAACATACTCATCATACATACCGGCTATGGTCTCTGCGGTTTTCCGCCCGGCAAGATCATTATCAAGGTAGCAATGGATAATCGGGTACTCCTTCAGGTGAACCAGCGCTTTCTTCAGGTTGTTCACGGAGTTCATCACGAGATAGTCGCAAGACGTGCCGATGCAGATAGTATCATCACCCGCCTGTTTCAATGTCAGGTAAGAGAGGAAGTCCATGAAGCCCTCGAACACGCAAATCCGGTTCTGTGTGCCATCCCGCGAATGCCTTACCAGAGAGATGTCCTTCTCTTTGATACATCCCTTGTAGTAAGGGTTGCGTACCTCATATCCGCCGGAGAGATTGCCGAAGGCAAGGGCGAAATAGTGGCGTTTCCGTAGCTCGTAATGTACTTCCCGGCAGAACATACGCGCGATATCCCCGTCGATCAGACGGGTACGCAGGTAGGAGAGCAGCGCGGGATGTCGCAACGGCACGATTCTTATGTCCTGCATCTCGCATTCGACGGGTCGGGGTGCCGTGTCCGCAATCCGGATTCTGGGTATCGGGGCAACGCCCTCGTGCTGCTTTATGTATGCGAGTACCTCGCTCACGTCGTCCGTCCGGAAAAGATGCTTGCCCAGTTCCACCAGATCGCCACCCGTCGCCGCGCCAAAGTCATACCACTCGTTCAGCCGGTCATTGACTTTGAATGACGGCGTGCGCTCATCGCGCAGAGGTGAAAGGTACCAGTACTGGTCCGATTTCACGCTCCTGGGACGGTACCCCAGACGGGCGAGATAGTCCACGATGCGCAGCTGTTTTGCTTCTGCTATAGTCATGTCGATTTCTTTTCACTTGTTTTCAAGAAACAGTTTACTTTGGTTTTCCTCCCTATATATAGATAGATACTAAAGTAAACTAAAATATATATGCCCGCGCCCGCCGTCATTCTTCATCAAAAAGCATGGCTTCGGTGGGGGTTACATCATAGTAAAAGAGCTTGTCCCGCTTGATGACCAGCTTCAGGTTGTCGGTCAGGTATTGCAAAAGTTTTATCATGACGCTGCGTCCCCGTTTGAACCCGATGGCTTCGTAAGCTGTCATCATTGCCTGTAACACATTCTCGAACCCTTTTATAGGCTTATCCCCGAAAGCGATGGAGAGGGCCTCCCGGTGCTGCTCGACAGACAGGTTCATGAATCCTGTCCGGTTCTTGGACCGCTCGGAGGCGTTTCCGTCGAACGAGTGGTTCTCGGCCATGACCGGAAGCCCGCCTTCATCCACCGTAAAGGCGAAGGGCTTGAACTCCTTCTCCCGGATGTGCAGCGCATGTACCTCGCTGATTGCAGGATTCTCGTTGCTCTTGCTGATAACCAGCACCGTCTCTGCCTTGTTGCTCATCTCCGTACCGATATGCCCGCGCACGTTGTTGTCGCCCTTGTTCAGGTGGAGCACGCAATGGATATGCAGGTTGTACTTCGACGACCATTCCATCATCTTGTTGATGACCTCTACCGATTCACCCGTGCTGTTGATGTCCAGCATCAGGTCACGTATTCCGTCGATGATGACCAGGCCGTACCCCTTGCCTTGGCGCAAGGCGTAGTCGATAACTTCTATGCGAACGGATGGTGAGTATTCCCTGAGACAGATGAAATCAAGGTTTTCGTTGTCGCACGTGGTGGGTAATCCTGCGAGCCGCAGGATGCGTTCCAGTACGTTGTGGCAGTGGAAGCGACTCTGTTCCGTATCCACGTACAGAACCTGCTGTTTGCCCTCGGGCAGATGCGCCCGGTAATTCAGTATCTGCCGTCCGGCAAGGGATGCGGCGACGATGGCCGACACGTTGAACGTCTTTTTTGACTTTGCCTTACCGGTTGAAGCACTGAAATTGCCCAGCGTGGCGATAGTGGAGTTATCTATCCAGATAATCTGTGGGGGTGTCTCGTAGGTGTCCGTGGCCTTTATCTGCGATACTATGAGTATGTCCGACAAGCGGTTTTCGTTGATTCCCGTCCCGGTATTAAGTTCAGTTCTTTTTTCGTTTTCCATAGCGTCTCTTGTTAAAGAATGGTTGTGTGGTTGATGATTCCGTAGCCATGCGTTCGACGTCATCCACGGTAGGCTCACAGTTCTGCAGGAGCCATTCGTCCAGCTCATCTTTGGCGAAGTAAAGCATTTTGCCACGAGGTTTGTAGTGCGGAATCTCTTTGTTTGACGTGAGTTTGTATAGCAGGCTCTCTGAAACGCCGATGTACATGCACGCTTCCTGGAATGTAAAGACTTTCTTGGTCGTGTAGATGTTGTTTTCCAACAAAGCCACACGTTCCAAAAGGTTTTCTATCGGTTCCAATTTCTTGAGAACCGCTTCTACGGCGGTCATCCGTTCGCTCAACCGCTCCATGAATGTTATTCTATTTTGCATAAAACTGATGTTAAAATTAGACAAAGAAGGTGCTCCTCCGTATCTGTAGCGCGTTACGGAGGCCAAAGTTAGACGATGTGTAAGTAACAACGAGACGTTACGGGTTGATACCATACAGGTATCAGCGCAATTATCACGCTTTTACCTTTCACATGCTTGTTGTTTTAGCACTTTATGTCATTCCTCGGCGCGGAGCGTAGAAACACAAAACATATGAAAAGCTGTGGCGCAAGCCACTATACCTTTCATCTGTTCTCTGGAAAAACTGCAGCCGAAAGAAAGCGGAGGGACGCGCGTTGGATTATCCGCGCCGGGATTGCCGGGAGATGACTCGTAGAAGTCGTACTTCCACTTAAGTCTCATACCATCCTCAAAAGTGAATGTGTCGGCGGTAAAGATTTTCCTAACGAGACCTGCACAATCTGTCAACAGCCCTTTGACAATGTGGATGTTCATCTCGTGGCAGTTCCTGCAAACCGCGTCGTTGCAGTTGATATAAGCCTTCCGCTACATTCTGTTCAGTAACCAAGTGGTATATATGTGTTGCTTCCCTTCAAAAAGAGAGAAGACCATTGTCTGGCCGTTTCGTGTTCAAAAATTATCATTTAAGGGCTAATATATACTGTAACGATTTGTATTCCAATGAAAAACATTAGAATACAAATACCAATTTCTTGCCTGCAAATTTGATATGCGGCTTTAATGTGTCAATCAAATAATCCGTTCGTTAAATTAACTGCGTCATCTTTCTTCTTATTGACGATTTTAGCGTAAACCTGCGTCATTCTCACAGATGTATGACCGAGCAACTTAGATACGGTATAGAGGTCTGCACCAAGCGTCAGCATCATGGTCGCGAACGTGTGCCGGGCTGTGTGAAACGTAAATTGTTTGGAAATTCCGGCGGCCTTGGCCCACGGCTTAATAAGCGTATTGACAGTAGATGGCAAATCGAATACATTGTCGTCCCCCGTCTTATCTCCACGTTCCGGCATCCATTTCAACGCCTCATTGGACAGTGGAAGATAAATCGGCTCTTTGGTTTTCTGCATGGCCACAGCCAAACGGTATTGACCATGATCAAGAAACACGTCTTTCCATTTCAGACCCTTCACGTCGCTGATGCGTAGTCCGCAGAAGCAGGAGAACAGGTAGGCACTCTTCACCGTCTCGTTCTCCATAGGGGTGGCAATCAATGACCGCACCTCTTCGATGGTCATGTAGCTACGCACGCTCTCCGGCATTTTGGGCTTCTCCGATTTCTCCATTTCATTAAACGGATTTCTCAACAACCGTTTGGCACGGACAGCGGCATTTAGTGCGCCGTTGAAGATCTGGTAATAGGTATTGCGTGTAGAAGCAGCTATCGGCTTCCCTTTTGGGCGATAGGTTGTCAGCATATAGTCGATGTAGCCCTGACAAAAATCAAGGTCTATCCGGTCCAAAGTGAACCGTTCTCCAGCGTAATCTTTCAAGATATGGGTAACAGCTATGATTTGGCCGACGCCCTTCTTATCCCGTTTTTCCTGATACTCTTTATAGGTTTTCATCCAGTCCAGCAGATAGACCTTATCCACGTGATTCACTATACCTGCTTCTCCGCTGGTCAGTTCGATGATGCGTTTCGATTTGATGGCATTGGCAGCAGCCATCGTAATCTCGTTCTGCCGACGGGCATTCCGATCTGTTTCCGGAATAAGATACATCTTCAGGTATTCGTATGTCCGTTTGCCGTTACGGTACACATCCAGATACAAACTCTTACTGCCATCAGACAAATCCTTCGTCCGGAGACGTATAGGTTCTTTTACTTTTTTAGGCTTCTTTATTCGTGGCATAATTGATTCTTTTCATACGTTGTTTTCTAATGCAAAAGTACAAATAAAAACCGAAATCAAGGAACAAACAAGAAACAAAAATGTACCGAAAAAGAGCTAAAAGAGAGAAACGGATGAAAACAACTGAAAGAAAATATAAACACTTAAATTATTGATATAAAGCTATTTTCTCTATACTTAATTGGATTTTCTTTTCATTTTAGATATACCCCTATGGTTATTGCAAAGATAAAAACCTTTGGGGATATTATGCATATATTCTCAGACTTTATTAACTATCACATACAAAATGCGACATAACGTAGCAGAGGGTATTTGCCCCGGCTGTGCGGTGTGACGCATCTTTGTGTAAGTATGTGGGTGAGATAACTACTTACAGGCCGGGGGTTCTTTTTCGCCTTCCCCCGCAAGGCATTTCACAAGATCCAGTGAAAAAACATCCAAAAAATGACTGATTTTCCCCTTATTTTCGTATTTATCATTCAAAATGTGCGTATTTCAGCCTTGAATTTTGCTGTAAGAGCACATAAATATCTAGTTTTCAATAAATAATACCATAAAACCAAAATCTTTAAAACCACGTCTCTTGTTTCCGTGCGGGCCGCTCAGAAGTCCCAGGGCAATTGCCCCGGGCAATTTTCGTGAAATATGACAGAGAAAAACGGCGGGATGCCTGGTACGGACAGAAATCACTCCTCAAAACCGGGAATATAGGGATTTGCATTATTGCCACGGGCAATACGGACAATGCGACGCCAGTTTCTGCGCATCATCAGGTATTTGAAAGCGTCACTGAAATTGGTAGAAAACATGGGAAGTTTCTTCGGGGCAAGCTTTTCACTCTTCTTGATCTTGAACACCACCTTGGTTTCACCCTTATAGCGGATGCCGGCTGGGGCTTTCTCAACACTGCTGACCATTTCACGGCAATTCACCGCATCAACCAGCAATCGGGGCAATTGCCCATTCTCTCCCTTCATCAACTCCTGCATGAATCCGTATTCCTCCGACTGGGGGATGATACTCTGTCTGCGGCTCATCAGAATGACGGTCCATCCGGTCCGCCGGCCATCGGCATCCTTCTCTATGGCATCCTTTATCTTCCTGGCATAATCCTCCCCCTGTCTTTCAAAATTATTGCCGGCCCGGTCATAATACAACGACAGTTCCTTACATTCATGTGAAGCAAAGAAATCCAAGAACTGGTCAGCCAGCTCACGGAACCATCCGGGAGGTATCTCGAAAAAGTTTTTGTGGCATCGGTAATACGCTCCGTCTTCCTGCCCAATCACGAATGAAAGCATGTTGCCGAAGTCCATGCCGCCATCCAAAGGCTCGTCATGCCGCAGATAGCGCAACTCCCGACTATTTTCCGCCGGCTCCCCTCCAGGACTCCCGTCATAATACTTATGCCTTTGCCCGAATAATACATAGAAACGGACATCACGCCGGAGACCGGGCCGCATACCCAGCACCGACTTGCAGAACTCATGCAGTTCAAGAGTACCTTGATATAAGTTTCGTATATATTCCGAGGTCAGGATATCAACATTGACCAGGGAGGATGCGTTAAGAAAAAAGGTTTGTCCGCGGCGCAATTTGCGCAAGGCCCGATCATAATAATCTATTTTCCTTTCCAGACGCGCCAGCACGGAGTGACTGGGATTGTCTTTCTTCTGCTCGCGCAGTTGCTTCAACAGCAGCCCGTTCCGTTCAAAAGCCGCCTGTACAATCAGAATTATACGGTCTGGATCCATATTGGGTGCATAACGGAAATACCAGTCATATTCCCCCTCGTTGACATCCGGCATATCAGTGGTGATCGTCAGACCAAGAAACAGATGCGATGCCCCGTAAGTGAGAGAATCGCCACGTAGAACAGGCATGGCACGGTTCACCTTCTCGTCCTTGTCATATTTTGACTCGTCATAAAACAGATGGACCACCGATTTGCCGGCAAGCAGTGAAGGGTTATCCAGCGAACCCATAAAAATAACACTGCCATTCCAGAAGGAATAGCAGTTCCGGTAATCATTGACAATTATGGAGCATTTCGCCTTCCAGGAGGCTGGCGGTTCCTTTCCACGGATATAATGCACCCCCTCGTACAGCCCCATCATTTCCCATCCCTTCTGTACGGCGGGCATGATGTTGTCCTTCAGATTGGCATAAGTGTTGGCGACAAAAGCGAAAGGCGCACCGGGCATTTCCCAGATACACCTGTATGAACGTCTGGACTGTATGACCGTACTCTTGGACATACCACGCCCGGCTATGACAACCAGAATGGTCGTATCCACGAAATCGGTCAGCATCTGGACATTATGGCTGAATTTTACATCCACATCCTCATCATTCGCTATCTTCCTCGCTAAATTCCTCGATATCATAAATCATACGTTTTTTCAAATCAAACTTTCTTATTCGTGCGTCCTCTTTCAGATTATCACGCACAGCAACAGGTATCTCCGGTATCGAGTCGATGAAACCCTCCAGTTCCTTTCTATCAATGGCGGGAACGCCCAGATCCTCACGGCTGGCCGTATAGATATCAACCTTTTTCTGGTTTAGAAGCTCTTCCGGTATCTCCGCCTGTTCCTTCCTGAAGCATCTGCGGTATTCACCGGCAAGTTTCAACAAGGCCCTTGCCTCCTTGATCTTGCCGGCCAGGAAAGCGGCGTCCGCCCACTTCTCGGCACGCTCGGCATACAGGGCAGCAAACGCCTCCGGACGGATGTTGTCTTGGGTATAGAAAAAATTGATGCTGTCATTATACACCTGCCGGGCCATCCAGTCGGACAGGCTGTACGGCTCCGACTTCAGCAGCCTGATTATTCCTGCCTTTGTCACCATCCTGCCGTTAGTGAAACGCATCCTGGCACGCAGACCACGTACCATCTCCATTAGAGAGAAATACTCCCTCTCTTCCGGACGCAAAGAATCCAGCGTTCCGGTGGAAAGAATGCGCTGGATCTGATTCAGATCAACCTTTTCAAAGTCCACTCTTGAAGGTCTGACCGGCAATTCACTCATATTCATCCATATCTTTTAACAGATTCTCAAACAAACGGCGTTCCTGGATCTCCGTTAGCAGCTTAACGGCATCAATATTCCCGTCCTCAGCTGTTTCGTGCAGCTTTATCTCGGGAGCGGCCCGTGAGACAAGCACGCCTTCACGGATCAGCCCTCGAATGGTGGCTC